GAACAAGATCCATGGATCGTATTTCCATGGGAACAACCATTTACAGGTGAACTATGAAAAGAAAAAGCTCTAAGAAAAAAACAGAAATGACTATTAAGTTCGATGTCGAACAGTTTGTCCTGGATGATCATCCATGGCGAGATCCTATCAAAGAAAATGATCGTATGTTTGTTTTTCGTGATGGATTTCCGGTCAGCGAAGTTGGACATTTTTTGTTTGTACCGAAAACCAATGACATGGATGACATATCGGCCTGCTTAGATGCTGCCGTCAAACAAGGTGCAGTTTTTGTCGACGAAGAAATTTGTGATGCGTTTAATGTTGGCATGAACTATGGAGAAGCTGCAGGTCAGACTGTTATGTGGCCACACATTCATTTAATACTTCGTAAGCATGGCGACTGCGAAAATCCTCGTGGCGGAGTAAGGCATGTTATTCCTGGCAAGGGCGACTATACAAAGTATGTCTCAATTGATACTTCAGCTTAATTTTTGGCAAGCCAAACAATTAGAATATTGGCTTAAAGATAATTATCCAACCTGTAGCATTTCGGCAGTGAATTCTTATAATTGGGTTCCACCCGAAGAGCCCGAACCGTATCGAATTGATGGTCCAATAGATCTTGACTTATCCTGCATGATTCAGTTAAAATACGGCAAAGCAAAAGAAGAAACAATAAATGGAAAAGTTTAAAGTCAGTGAAATATTTTACTCGGCACAAGGCGAAGGCAGATTCGTCGGTGTGCCTAGTGTCTTTTTTAGAACTTTTGGTTGTAATTTTAAGTGTGCAGGGTTTGGTTTACCTGCAGGTGAAAAAACCACAGAGCCCGACGAAATTGGCCGGCAAGTTCATCTCTACAAGTCATTTATGGAGTTGCCGTTGGCTAAAACAGGCTGTGACAGTTATGCCAGTTGGCATCCTGCATTTAAGCATTTGAGTCCTAGCTACAGTGTCGATGAAGCCATTGATTCCATGTTAGCCCTGACACCTAATCATCGTTGGGCACAGGATAACGGCAACGATGTTCATTTGGTTATTACCGGCGGCGAACCTTTACTAGGCTGGCAAATGCTCTATCCAGAACTGCTGGCTAATAAGCGAATGAAGGATCTTCGTAATCTAACATTTGAAACTAATGGCACTCAGCATCTACACGATGACTTCAAATACTTTTTAATGGATAACTATCACATTGCCAGAGAAGGTATTACATTTAGTGTTAGTCCTAAACTCAGTGCCAGCGGTGAATCGTGGGAGGATGCAGTTAGACCCGAAGTTATTAAAGAATATCAACAGGTAGGATTTACTTACTTGAAGTTTGTTATTGACAAACAACAAGATTTTGACGAAGTAGATCGTGCTGTTAAAGAATATCGTAATAAGGGATTTACTGGTCCAGTTTATGTGATGCCTGTGGGCGGTACTGATGCTGCTTACTTTAGCAATACTCGGCACATCGCCGACGAAGCATTGGCTCGCGGCTATCGTTATAGTCCACGACTGCATGTGGACATTTGGAGCAATGGTTGGGGAAAGTAACAGAAACTAGAACTAGAACATTAGTTAAGACTGTTATCTATAGAATATGGGTAATTGTGTCGACTTATGTGATGTTGTTGATTACTGGTCAGAGCATGACACAGGCTTTGATACCAACTATCGTTATTAACTGTGTTTGGATGACATCATATTATTTGTATGACAGGTTGTGGACTCGTATAGATTGGGGGAGAATTGAAATGGAGAATAAAAATGGCAATGCCTGAAAAAGTAATCGTTCCAGCCGCAAAGGATCCCGGCCGTGGACATTTTTATGTCAGCCTCGTAAAGAGTGGCTTAAGAATCATTGCTGGATGCTTACTAATGGCCGGAAATATATGGATGGCTGGCTTCTTCCTAATCGGCGCCGAACTATTAGGTATACTTGAGGAATTGGTATGAACTTTTTTAAGAACCTTTTTGGTAAAAAAGAACAGCCAACTAATCCAAAAGAAAGTAAAGAGCCGTGGGTAAACGTAGTTAACACTGACTTCGACGAAAGCAATCCTCGACAAGGTTTCATGGAGTTAGAGTGGAATGATGCTTTTATCCAATTCCTCAAAGAGCATGGTTACACGGGCAAAAACGACGAAGAAATAGTAGACAAGTGGTTTACTGAATTGTGCAAGAACATTGGTGCTCAAATGGACGAAGAATCCAAATTTGTAGCGGATGCAGAAGTTTTACCAAAACGTCGAAAGAAAGTTGACAAGAAATCCAATGAAAAGTAAACTTAACTGGAACTTTCGCGTAAATTGGGTAGGAAACGATCACATTCTAATTGCTTACAAAAAACAAGACAATGACGAATGGGACGAGTTTTTACTTACTGTACGGGAATACACCGAATGGATGAGTTTATTGCAAGATTTTAATTCTGCATTTCACGATCGTATTGAACAACAACTTCTTAACTCTTATTTAAATGGCTAAAATGTATCTTCTAGTGGACGCCGCTAACATGTTCTTTCGTGCCCGTCATGTGGTACGAGGAGAGGACGCTGAAACTAAAGTTGGTATGGCATACCACATTATGTTCAACAGCATTAACAAAGTATGGCGTGATTTTAAAGGTAGTCACGTTGTAGTCTGTCTCGAAGGCCGCAGTTGGCGTAAGGATGTCTACGAAGGCTACAAGCGTAATCGAGCCGATGCTCGTGCTGCACTTAGTCCAAAGGAAGCAGAAGAAGATAAAATCTTCTGGCAAGCATTCGATGAACTTAAAGAATATCTCACTGCTAAAACAAATTGCACGGTACTTCGGCATGACCGTTGCGAGGCTGATGATTTTATTGCTCGTTGGATTCATAATCATCCCGACGATAATCATGTTATTGTAAGTAGCGACAGCGACTTTTATCAACTATTGGCTCCTAATGTCAGGCAATATAATGGCATTACTAAACAGCTAATCACTGTCGAAGGTGTCTTTGATGAAAAAGGCAAACGAGTCTTAGATAAGAAAACCAAGGAACCCTTGCCAGCACCTGATCCTCAGTGGCTGCTATTTGAAAAATGTATGCGCGGTGATACTACTGACAATATATTCAGTGCTTATCCCGGTGTGCGTGAAAAGGGCAGTAAGAACAAGGTTGGACTTCGCGAAGCATTTGCTGACAGGGATACCAAAGGATACAATTGGAACAACATGATGCTACAACGTTGGGTTGACCACGAAGGCATTGAGCATCGTGTTAGAGACAAGTATCTGTTCAATAAACAACTAATTGACTTGACTGAACAGCCCGAAGATATTAAACTAGCACTAGACGAAACTATTGCCACTGCAACTGGCAAGACCCGTGTAAGTCAAGTTGGCTTACATTTTGTAAAGTTTTGTGGCAAATGGAATCTTGTTAATGTGGCAGACAAGATGACAGAGCATGGAGATTATCTGGGAGCGGCATACTAATGATTCTGGCAAAAAGCGTGATTAAAGACAAGTTTTGGATTCTTGAAGAAAATGCCAAGCGTGTTGGCATGATGAACTTCAAAGACAATAGTTATACTATTAATCTTAGGCGTAAAGATTTTACGGTAAAAGACACTACCGAACTTAAAAAGATGGGAATCGAGTTTGTAAATCGCGATCTCAAACACGGCGGCCACTTGGAAGTCATGGGTTATCCCACGGATCAAGAAGAAGTCTTTAATGTCAAGGAAATCGACGGTTATCCCACCTTTACCAAAAAAGCCGCTAGTAAAAGTACCCATGTGGCGGGATGGTACGGACTAAAGTTTAAGAATGGATGGGTTTGTAGCCTATGCCCAAGACTAACTACAGTTAAAACCAACGTTCATGTTGGTCCATATAAAACTAAAATGGAACTTAAAGTAGTACTAGGACAGCAAAAAACCGAAGATTTTGAAGATGATTAAATAATGCTTTAATGCGTTTCTCTGATAAATACAAATAGGAGAAACGCATGGCAAGACCTAAGCCTACTATACTTTTAACTCATGTAGACCCTGGCACTTATAAAAGTGAAGAAATTCTAGAAGCTGAAGCCATCTATGCAGTTTTCTATAAAGGACGACCATTTAATCTACGCAGTCATTTGAACAGTTTACAGGATTATCCTGGTCCTAAATATAAAAAGGTCAGTTTTAGTAATCCAGGTCATGCATTCAATTTGATGGAAAAAATGAATAAACTATTCAAGTGTCAAGACTTTAGTGTTGTTGAGCTTACCGAAGGTGCTGTGGTTAATGAGTACGAGCTGGTCAAAAAATCAGAAAAGTAAACTGATCCTCCAAGAGATACAAAAGTTAGTGGATATTCCGCTGACTTTTTTTATGATTTTCAAGAACGAAAAAGGCACTAGATTTACTGGTACTGGCTTTGAACTAGCTAAATCTATTTGGAAAACTTATACAGTCAATCTGCCAGATAATTATCGCACACTAAATAGAACGCTGCTTATGCTGGACGATAGAATGGACTGGCCTTACTATCTCAGTAAGCGAAAACTAGTGCTATTCAGCGAGATAGATGCTTTTGAATTTACACTTTATCAAGGCGATATAAATCAATGGGCCCGCAAGGATTAAAAGAACAACTGCTAGAACAAGGATTTGTTGTAGTAAAAAATACAATACCAAAGATCATCATTGATCATATTAACGAGCGTTGGTGGGAGCTAAGACCCGATCGTGGTCATGCTGTAGATAACAAATACTTTCCCAGAGACAAAGTTCGTGAATGTCCGGAGTTTGCTTTGTGGTGGAGTCAACAGCTACACGATTGGATGGAAGTACAAGCAGTGGGAAGAATACTGCTAAATCATGTAGGACATTTATTTACAGATCCTGCGGTATATGTAGCAGACATCATTACTAACACACCTAAAAACAAATATATCAAGCCCCACATCGACAGCCCGTATCGTTTTGATCGTTGGCACGAAAGGTTTGATCTGCTTGGTGTTCAATGTATTATTCCTCTCTGCGAGTTTACACAAGCCAACGGAGGAACAGGATTATTGCCAGGTAGTCATAAAAAGAATTGGGTGGTACAAGATAGCTATCGCGGTGTTTATAATGAAGAATTTTTACAAGGTGTTGTGCAACCGCATATGATGCCAGGAGATGCATTAATTTATTTTCCCCGTGTTCTTCACAGTACCATGCCCAATAATACTGAATACGATCGCAGGGCATTATTAGTACACATTACCAGCAAAGAAATGATTAACCAAATGAAATTGGTAGACAATATTTGGTTAGAATAATCAAAAACCTGTCAACTGACTTGGTATCCCAGGCGTTAAATATATAAGCAAGTAAATTTACTTGCTGAGATTTCGTCAAAGGAGATAAACATGAAATCACTTATCGCTATCGTTGCTGCTCTAGCCGTTGGTACTGCATTTGCTAATGCCCCTGCTAAAACTGAAGAAGTTAAGAAGCCTGCGGCTGCTACTACTCCAGCTCCTGCCACACCTAAGGA